TAGGATCTTTTCTTTTTACCATTTTTCAAAACACTTCTTAAAAGTTTAGCTTGTTGTGCATGTGTCTTACTAGCCTTTTGTAATCCTTTCATGACTTTTTTAACTTTCCTTTTCATATTCAGTCTCCTCTATAGGAATCGTACACATAGGGCATTTATATGTAGTAAGTTTTACGACACCCGCAAAAGGTATCGGTTCTTCTGTTTCTGTTTTAGTATATGCTATTTTGTGTATAGGACAAATACTCGCTGGAACTATCTCTATCATTTTTTTGTGTCCGTCTTTTTCATCTTATCATAGCTCCTCATTCCTCCGATCCCGAGCATACCAAACATCAAAGGCATCATAACAGACATATCTGCCTGTGGGATCGTAATTCCAAAACCAGCACAAATTGGCGATACCATGTAATTTATACCTAGGCTGAGTCCTGAAATCCAGCCAATAAGGGGTCGCCACGAGCTTTGAAACCAGTTGCCCTTGGCATCCTCTTTTAAAACTTCTATCTGAGCGAGTGCTAATTCTTGAGCATGTCTTTCAGACATGGTGGCTATCTTATGAGCGAGTTCTGCCTTTTTGTCTGCATCTGGTATAAACTTATCTAGTAGTCCAGTGACTGGACCTATTAACGCTTGTAACATTATTTAACTCCGTTCTTTGCCATGTATGCACTTGTTCCCATATAAGTTCCCACTATACCAGCACCTGATATATAAAATAGGTTGCTTATATCTGCCAACGCCTGTACACGTTCTATTGGAACTATGAACATTGCAACTGTAAAAACTCCCATACCTATAAGAGTGTATCTAGCCATGCGTAATTGTGCAAGATTTTTGCGTAATTTTGTCTCTGTCTCCTTGATTTCTTTAGCTCTTTGGAGCTCTTCATCTGTAATTGTGTTGTCACCATCAAGATCGTATTGATTTAAAATAGAGTCTTTTTGTAGTTTTTTCTGTGTCAATCTTTTATGCTCCTTAAACTTTCCATAACTTTATCAATATCTGGTTCAGTGCCATTGGGATCATACACACATTTATACTTTTTTGGACACCATACTTCAATCATCATTGTATAAGTTTTATTGCCACCTTCATAAATGCAGGCTTTTTTTTTAGTATATTTTGATGTTACTCTTTTTTTTAATCTGCAAGTAGTATATTTTTTAAGTTTAATTTTACCCTGCCATACTTTTTGTTTGTATGTGTAATCCTTTGGAGCATTGTACATTTTGCCATCTGCTCTCGCTTGTTTCATCCAAATACCAGCAACTAACACACAAAAACCACCTATAATACTGGCAACTATCAACCAAGTAATAGCTTCACCTATTTGTCGTCTCAACTGTTGTTGTTTGTAAATAGTTTGTTGACGCTCTTTTCGTATTTGTCCTTCCATCTTTAATAAGTCATCATACGCTTGTGGGCCATAAGTCATATTCAAGAACATTTTCAACTCGTATCGCTGTTCTTCTAGCTTCTTTTTTGCAGCAAAAGCTGCCATAGCCGCTTCTTCTACAGATCCAGCCTTGAATAATTTACCAAACAATGGAGGGTTTTTTGCCTGTTTTTCTGCATTATCAACATCAGATACGGCTCCCATCCATCTTCCGATGTCCCCAGACATTTGTTCAATATCACGACCTACTGCAAATCCTTTTTTGATTGCGTCAAATGCTTTCGATGCCACTCCTACGGCTACTGATATAGTTACAGGATCCATAATATACTTTTATCACAATTTACTTCTTTTTGTTATTTTTTGCAGCAGCCATGTTTATTCTATAAACATTTACATCGTTTCTATCGTCAGCGATGTTTGACTGTAGTTGTTGTCTTTGTTGTGCAAGTTCATAGGCTTGTTGTAATTTGGCAGCGTCAATCTGAAAATTCATCTGATCATTCATTGCTTTACGCTGTAGCTCTGCTGAGTCATTCTCAAGTTCTTGTTTTCTGATCTCAACCAAAGGATCTGGTGGTGTTGCTGGTGCTAACGCTGGTAGTAATTCATTCAATATCTCACCAGTTTGTTGAGCAATCGCTGCCTCTATTGCTGCAGGATTGATTTGTGGAACAGGTTCACCTTTCATTTGTGTTTCTTCTGCTACTTTTTGGAAGAAAGCTGTGACCTGATCTCGAGCCATCATGCCTATGTGATCTTGTACATGTGCATGTAACATCAAAAATCCTTGTGGATTTGCTTGTGATGCTGGATTTGCCAAGAAAGGTATGTGTGCTCTAACATGTGCTTCATGATCCTGCTCGGGAAAAGCCTGTAAAGGCATACCTTTTAGTGCATTTCCGTTCTCGGTTGCTGGATCAATAGGTGCTGGTTGTGGTGGCTCGGGCAAAATTGCGTCAATATTCTTGATATCTAACGCATCATACATCCTTCTGTACGCCTCACGAAGATTGTGCATCTGTGGTGCGGCTTGTGCCATCTGTAATTGTGTTTGAGCAAGCGATAATCGCTGTGCCATAGAAAAAATGTTCGGATCTGACACTGGAAGTATGTCTACACGACCATCAAAGTCCTGTTGCATGGTCTCTGGAGGCACATTTCCAACAAAATACGGGTATGGAACGGGATTTTCGCTAAAAATCTCCGATAACATGCGAAATTCTTGCTTTTGTCCGTAATGTAAACGCTTATGTATGCTTGAAATGATCTTTGAACCCTGTTCAATGAGTGCAACAGTCGTTCCAACAGGTGCTTGTGAGTTAACATCCGCTATTTTTGCGTCAGCAACCTGTGCAAAACGCTTTCCAGAGTCAACAACAATGCCCAAAAGGTTCGCTAATGTGGCAGATGGCTCTTTGTATGGCAATGGGATGATGGAATTTTTAAGATCACCACCTGGTACATCGATATCTCTGAACTCACCAGGGTTAAGAGGCTCATCATCATTACGAATACGAACACCTCTCGACTTAAAACCAGCTGGGAGATTAGATAAAGTACCCGCATCGATCAACTGCCTTAGAATCGATGTCGCTGCACGGGACAATCCACCGATTGTGTGCAGTAACCCAAATCCATAAAAACCAAAACCCGGTAAAAATTTGAAATGAACAAAATATTGTCTTTTTCTCTTTAGTGGGTCTTGCTCTCTAAAGTTTCTAACCACCGATAACACTTTTCCAGAGTTTTGATCAATGGTAACAATATAAGGGAGCATAACCCCCGAAGGATTCCCCTCCATATCCAAGTCTTCAAAACCTTCCAGATCCAAGTCAATGTGACATTCCAGTAACGTATAAGAGTCATCAGAGTAGTTTGGACGTAATCCCAACAACTCGTCAGCACGCTCTTGGATAGCACCTTCGTCTTCGCCATCGCTTGCTTCAGATAATTCAACATCTCTATATACTCCTGCTACTTGTAGTTTGCGAACATCATTATACGACATTGTGACAACATGTGTAACTCTTTCTGCTGTCATTAAGTCAGACGCAGAATACGGAACTACTAAATCTTCGGCTGGTACAAACTTAGACACGGCTCTTTTTTTAGTTTCATCAAAGTAAACTTTCTTAAAAGTAGAACCTGTTAACGGCAAATAAAATAACATTTGATCTGTATCAGCATCGTATTCTTCCATAACTTCGGTTAACTGATAATTCATAAAATCTTCTACACGCTGTGCCTGATCTTCAGTAACCTTGGTCGGTGCACCAAGGATCTGGGTCTTTACAGGACCGCCACTTGGTAACATTTCTTTGTAAGCCTGTGCTTGAAACTGGGTCACTGCTTCTGATAAAAGTGGATGAGTTACACCACTAGCACCCATGAATGGCTCACTTCTATCTTCGTAGTTGATACCAAGCAAACCTAAACCTTTTGCAATCGCTTCTTCCCAGTCCTCTCTTGATTCAACATCTTCACGAAACTTTGATTGAATATCAGAAGACAAATCTCCTAAAACAGAATCATCAAGAACTTCTGCAAGATTGGCTGTGTGATTATATTCTTCGGCTTCAACTTCGATTTCTTCTTCACCAGCCATCTCAATGCCCTCGGGCATTTCCTCTGTTTCATCTACTGAAACTTCGATTTCAGCATCATCGTCCACCATCGATGGTCCACCTGCTCCCATAGATGGTTCCACCATTCCTGCGATTTGTCTAGGTTCTATTGCCATTAGTATATCCTCGTGGTTCGTTTTTTATTTGGTAACATTCTATCCGAAAATCTGTTTGTAACAGTTCTATATTGTTTTTTGTTTGTGTTCACTAATCCGCCTCTTTTCCAAAATGTTGCGTTGGGATTATTCTTGAGTGCTGGTTTATCTTTGTTTGCATCATAATTCTTACGAGCAGTTAAAAACTTTTGCATATCTAACCCCATAGGTCCTTTAAATGCTGGATCTTTTGGGTTAGGTGCTTGTCTACGTCTTTTTATTTCTTCGGCATCTTTCGCTGCTTGTTTAGCAACTTTCTGTTCTTCTAACTCTTGTACTCGTTTTGCTTCGGCTGCTTCTTGTTTAGCCTGTCTAAACTTGTTTGCTTGTTCTTTTCTTTGTTCTGCTGTTTTTCTCAACCCTGGAACTTGATTATAAGATATCCTTCTAAGTCGTTTATCAATATCGCTATCTGATCCCGCAAATCTTACTAAATCGTCATAACTTTGCAGATCTGAAGCTATCAAACGTCTTCTTATTTCACCATCAGACATACCAGCTAATTCATTTTTTGGAATATCTTCAATGTTCCTTGGAGTGTACGCCTCATCTGGCTTAAGAAAAACACTCTCGTCTCTCGTTCTCCTTCTAACAGGTTGTACTGTAACTTCTTCAGCTTTTACAGTCTCTCTTAATTTTCCATCCTTGGACTGTATAGTAACAGTTTTTGCATACGGGTTTACTTTTTCAACAACACCATTATCTATCTTCTTCGAACTAACAGTGCTACCCTTCTTAACCATAGCCTTGGTCGCAGATTTAAGACCCTGTTTTATTAATTCACCAAAACCTGACACTAATAATATTCCCTTGCTCTTTTTGGATACCAGTCCTCTGGTATCTCCTCGCCTCTTAAATCTATAAAACCACCTTGTCTAAAACGCATCAATGCTAACGTCATACTATCACAATAATCATCATGATCTCCATTCGGAAAAGATGCAACCTCTTCT